CCATAGGTGGTTTATCGCGAACCGCGACGAGTGCGCTTCGGCAGTTGATTGACGCGGGTACTTTGTCGAACTTACCTGCGGGGTTCAAGGCCCGCGGACTGCGGATCAGGGACGACGACGAGCCTCTACAACCGGGGGAGTTTAGGGACGTAGATGCTCCGGGCGGCGCTATTCGGGACAGCTTAATGCCGTTACCGTTTAAGGGTCCTGACCGGACGTTGTTTGAGTTGTTGGGTTTTGTTGTACAGGCTGGACAGCGGTTTGCGACTATCACTGACATGAAGGTTGGCGACGGCAATCAGAACGCGGCGGTTGGCACGACGATAGCGATGTTGGAGCAGGGTTCTCGTGTAATGAGCGCGGTTCACAAGCGTTTGCATTATGCGATGCGTCAGGAATTTAAGATTTTGGCGCGGGTAATGTCGGAGAGTTTACCGCAGGAGTATCCGTATTCTGTTGCTGGTGACGAGTCGAGCATCATGGCGTCTGATTTCGACGACCGTGTGGACGTAATTCCTGTCAGTAATCCGAATGTATTTAGTCAGGCGCAGCGGATTGCGTTATCTCAGACTAAAATGCAGTTGGCTGCACAGGCACCAGAGATGCACAACATGCACGAGGTATATCGTGATATGTATGAATCTTTGGGTGTTACGGACGTTGATAGGATAATGAAGGCGGTTCCTGACGACGAACCGCGGCCCTTGGACCCTGCGCAAGAAAACATCAACGGTTTGGACATGATGGAGTTACGTGCGTTCGCGGGTCAGGATCATCAGTCTCACATCACGGCGCATTTAATCTTTGGGTCTAGTCCTTTGGTTGGTCAGATGCCACAGGTTGCTGTTGCTTTACAAAAACACATTTTGGAGCATGTTAAGATACAGGCTGAAGAGGCTGGTATGCAGCAGATGCAGCAAATGCAGGGCGGCGACGAGGCTCAGATGGAGATGCAGTATCAGGCGGTAGTGGCTCAGTTGGTTGCGCAGGGAATGCAACAGGTAAAACAGCTATCTGGACAATTATCTGGTCAGGGGCCTGATCCTCTGGTACAACTCAAAGAGAAAGAGTTGGAGATTAAGGCGCAGTCGGAACAGTCGGACGCTCAGATGGATCAAGCGAGACTTCAGCTTGATGCTCAAAACCAGCAGATGCGTGGTCAGCAGTTCCAGCAACGCTTGCAGAGCCAAGAACAGCAGACGGACAAGCGCATTCAGAGTGCGATGGACCGCGAGATTATGAAGCAGAGGAGTTAGTAATGGCTAAAGTAAAATTCCAAGGGGCCCCTGCGGGTCCATCTCCGAAGGCGGTTCCTTACGCTGATATTAAGGATCAGGGCCGTATTCCGTATGGCAAGAGTGCGCCGTTCAAGATACCTACGTCTACTGCGATTAAGACGGCCCGCGGCATGGGTGCCGCGAAGCGCGGCGGTAAGTACCACGCGTGTGTCTAATGGAGTTTTGACATGAGTAGATTTCTCAACGGCCTGTCTAACTTTCAGATGAACAGTGGTGTTCCTCCGCAGCCTGTACCTCAGCCGCTTCCTTTTGCCCCACAGCCGGAAGCTCTTAGGGGTTTTAATTCAGGTGAGCCTCAGCCACAAATGGGTAGTCCTTTGATGGCGTTTGACGGCTCCAATCAAGTACCGATGAACGACCCAAGCTTTGGTCAAGCTTTGAACCAACAACAGATGGGTCCTCAACAGCAGATGGGTCCTCAACAACAGATGGGTCCTCAACAGCAGATGGGTCCTCAACAACAGATGGGTCCTCAACAACAGATGGCTGGTGGATACGGGTTAACGGGCGCGTACCAAGGCGACCAGTTCTCTCGGGGTGTGATGTCTTTACCTCAAATACAGGATAATTTTTATTCGCCTCCCGCGGGTGGTTACACGGCACCGCCAATAACTTCACCGTACTCAATGTTCTAATGCTATGATTGATCCTGTAACGGCTTTTGCCGCAGCCAATGCCGCCTTTAAGGGCGTGAAAATGTTGGTTGGCGCGGGACGCGAAATGCAGGACGTCAGCAAGCAGCTTGGGGCTTGGTATTCTGCGGTTGCGGATATTTCCAAGGCTGAGACGCAGCGAAAAACTCCTACATGGTTAGATAAGAAGACTCTCGGCACCGATAACATAGAGCAGCAAGCTATGGATATCGTAATCCGCAAGAAGACTCTTTTGGAGAAAGAGAAAGAAATTAAGTTTATGCTGGATTATCGGTTTGGCTTAGGTACTTACGACGAGATGTTAGGTATGCGGCGCAAGATACGTGCAGAGCGGGAAGCAACGGTTTACAAAGCGATGGAAACAAAACGTCAGATACAGAATAATATGGCTATTGCCGCCCTGTCATTGGGCATTATTGGAGTGCTTGGCGGAGGTGTTTATTTAATTGTGTTGGCTACGCAATGATTTCGGTTTTAGTTTTGTCTGTTGCGCTTGCGGGCGTAGCAAATCCAACGCATGTCAAATGTAACTTATGGAAAAGGTTTACGGACGCAGGTGGTCAAAAGGTATGTGTATATAGATTCAGTGCGGGTTTTGGTGGGTTGGGATATCATTTCCCTACGCTTAGTTTTTCAGAGTGTCCGAAAGTCTTTATGTGTGTTTACGAGAAGAAAGATAAACGCCCTAGTTTATCGGAAATATTAGATGGCCTGAAAGGAGGGTTCTAATGTCTATAACTTTTAAGACTATACTAGAATATCGTCTTATGCCGAGACTTATGATGTTTGTAATGACCGTGATGTATATACGGGTTTTGGAGTGGGGGATGACTTTAGAGGATTTGTCCACACAGCAGTCCGCGATGATATCAATTTGTTCTGGGTCCATGACGGGCGCGTTTGCGGTATGGTTAGGATCAGAGAAATGATGGCGCTGTTAGGAAGTTTACTGGGCTTTGGGAGTTCTTTTCTCCCCGAGATTCTTAGCTATTTTAAGGCTAACCAGCAACAGAAGCATCGTATGGAGATGATGCAGCTTGAAACGCAGTTGGCGCAGAAGCGTTCTGAGATGAAGCTGGTTGAGTTAGATAAACAGGCAGATATCGCGGAAACGAAGGGGTTGTATGAGCATGACCGATCTATTGACGCTGGCGGATTTATCAACGCTCTTCGGGGTTCTGTGCGTCCTGTCATTACTTATGCCTTTTTCGGACTGTTCGTAGCTACAAAAGTAGTTATCATGGTTAAAGTAGGGCAGTCTGGCGGCGATTGGACGGAAGCTGTTGAACTTATGTGGGACCCAGAAACAGCCGGACTTATGTCGGCAGTCTTAGCTTTCTGGTTTGGAAATCGGGCAATATCTAAGTATGCGGGGAAGTAATTATGGGCTACAAGTTAGGAAATCGAAGTCTATCAAGGCTCGAAGGAGTCAACGACGATCTGGTAACTGTCGTGAAATACGCCATAGGGGTTACCAAGCAGGACTTCAGCGTGATATGCGGCATGAGGACATTTTCAGAGCAACAAGAGTTGGTCAGAAAAGGGGCCTCGCAAACCATGAAATCAAAACATCTTGACGGCAACGCCGTTGATTTGATGGCTTACTGCGACGGCGGGCGTTGGGAACTAAACTTGTACGATGAGATTGCTGATGCCATGAAGGAAGCTGCGGAAGCAGCGGGGGTAAAGCTCCGTTGGGGCGCGGCATGGACGATAGATGATCTTGGTGCGTGGGACGGAACTGCGGAGAATGCAATGAACAGCTACATTGACATTCGCAGATCACAGGGCCGCAGACCATTTATTGATGCTCCACATTTCGAGATCATGTTCTAATGCACGTATTCGTCCTCATGCTGTATTTAGGGTATGGGGACGCTAGGTCTTTGGCTGTGGATGATCTGTATTTCTACCAATTAAACGTTTGCAACCGCGTTGCTAAAGCTTTGGTGGAGCGTTATAGCACTCATGGCATTACAACTTCTGACAGAGCGGTTGCGTATTGCCTGCCAGTAAAAATTACGGACGACTCGTTGCACGTTTATTAAAAACCAAGTAGGTTTCCCGTATAAGATTAAATGGGAGAATCTGGGAATGGATGAGATACGCGTTGCAGAAGCAGTTTTTCGCGTTATAAGAGAAAGAAGACAGGGCGTTGTCGATCTAATGCAGTACGGCAGCGTTAAATCACTAGAGCAATATCGTGAGCTTATGGGTAACTTAGAGGCCCTAAATCATGTGGAACAGGAACTAAAAGACCTGCTAGATAAACAGGAGCGTAGTGTTGATTAAAGCACATGCCATCGACTTAGATGCGGCTAAAGAGGGCGTAGCCAACCTCGAAGATGCTTATAAAGAGAAAGTACAGACAACTTTAGACCCTTCTGCTTTGGGTCAATCTCTTTTAGAAAAGATGCCAAGTCCCACGGGATGGCGTCTGTTGATTCTCCCATATAAGGGAAAGGGTCAGACAGAAAGCGGCATATATCTACCGGATAAAGTAGTTGAGGAACAATCTGTGTCTACGCAGGTTGGGTATGTCTTGAAGGTCGGGGAACTGGCGTATCAGGACGGCGACAAGTTTCCAGATGGTCCGTGGTGCGCGAAGGGTGATTGGGTAATGTTTGCCCGTTACGCTGGTTCGCGGTTTAAGATCGACGGTGGCGAGGTCCGTATCCTTAACGACGACGAGATATTAGCTAAAATCTCTAATCCCGAAGATATTTTGCATTTCTAGGAGAAAAAAATGGCAGAAAATGATCAAATTGAGCTAGAACTAGAGGGTTCCGGCGACACGGAGGTTTCTGTTGAGCCAAACGTTGAAGAGGGCTCAGAGGACCAGTTTGAACAGGCGGAAAACGCGACACAATCGCGGATAAACCGTCTTACTAAGAAGATGCGCGAGGCAGAGCGGCGTGAAAACGAGGCTTTAAACTACGCAAAACAGGTTCAAGCGGAAGCCAACTCGTTAAAGCAGCGTATGTCCAGTTTGGATACCAGCTACGTCAACGAATACACAACGCGTGTGGAGACACAGCTTGCTCAGACCGAGAAAGAAATGGCTCGGGCTATGGAGCTTGGCGACACGCAAGCCGCGGTAGAGGCTCAACGGAAGCTAACGTCGTTATCTATTGAGAACGATAGGGCTTCTCAGGCTAAGATGCAGCAAGAGCGTCAGCGGGAGACTGCGGCTCAACCACAGCAGCAACAGGCTCAACCACAGCAGCAACAGCAACAGCAACAGATGCGCCGTCCAGACCGAAAGGCCGAGGATTGGGCAGAAAAGAACGATTGGTTTGGTCAAGACGAGGCCATGACTTTTGCGGCTTTTGGAATCCACAAGAAGTTGGTGGAGGAAGAAGGGTTTGACCCGCAGAGCGATGACTACTATAGTGAACTAGATCAGCGCATTTCTGAAAAGTTCAGAACGCCTGCAAATAACACCAGTAGACGGCCCGCACAGACGGTTGCTGGAGTTTCAAGAAGTACCTCTGGGCGCAGCACTGGAAGAAAGGTTAGACTCACTCCTAGCCAAGTCGCAATAGCGAAGAAATTGGGTGTGCCATTAAGCGAATACGCTAAGTACGTGAAGGATTGAAGCTATGACAGACAGAACTCCTCGCGCTAACAAAACACGGGAAAAAACGGCAGTACGAAAGCCGTGGGCTCCCCCGTCTATGCTAGACGCACCGCCTGCACCGGATGGTTACAAGCACCGTTGGATTCGTTCAGAAACGCGGGGCTTTGATGACACTAAGAACATCAGCGCCAAAATGCGCGAAGGTTGGGAACTTGTTCGTAAAGATGAGTACCCCGATTTTGAGTCTCCGGTAGTTGAAACAGGTAAATATGAAGGTGTGTTTGGAGTTGGCGGTTTAATACTGGCTCGCATTCCAGAAGAGACAGTTGCTGAAAGAACGGCCTATTTCTCAAGCAGAAATAAAGACCAGATGGAAGCGGTTGACTCGGATATGATGCGAGAGAATGCACACTCAACCATGACGATCAACAAGCCTGATCGTCAATCTCGTATAACCTTTGGTGGACCTAGGAAGAACTAGCTCCACTTTTAATGGAGAAAGATAATGGCGAATACAGACACGTCTTATGGTCTTCGTCCGATAAGCAGACAGGGTTCTTCTGTCTCTTCTAATGGCATGACCGAGTATCGTATCGCATCTGACAACTCTAACCCTATCTTTTCGGGCATGGCGGTTATTCCGTTGGCTGGCGGCGTCATTGATGACCTGCAAGCTGCGGCTGGCGGCAACGTTTCGATTGCAGGGGTTTTTGGTGGATGTGAATACATTTCTGACACTACCGGAAAACCAGTGTTTTCTAACTTTTGGCCCGGATCAGGCGCAGATAGCGACTTTCCGGTCAAAGCCTTCCTTTATGATGATCCAAATCAGTTGTTTCGGATTGCAACATCCAATGTTGTGTCTGCGGCAAACACTGAAGCGGAAATTCGCGCCGCCGTTTTTGCAAACATTGCGTTTGCTACAGGTAACAGCGGCTCGACTTCAACAGGGTTGTCTTCGGCAACGGCTGATCTGAATACTATCGCAACGACCAACACTTTGGCTCTCAGAATTATGGGTATCGTAGACGATGCTGCTAATAATGACTTCACAAGTGCTGGTATCCCCCTCATTGTTCGTATTAACAACCACTTCAACGCGCCTACTGGTTCGATTGCTGCGGGCACTGTTTCTACGACAGGCGTATAAGGAGCTTAAAAAATGGCTATTTCTCGCGCACAACTAGCAAAAGAGCTAGAACCGGGACTGAACGCATTGTTTGGGCTGGAGTTTGGACGTTACGAAAACGAACATAGTGAAATCTTCGAAGAAGAAAGCTCAGATCGGGCGTTCGAAGAAGAAGTT